CGACAACAATAACAAATTCGCCAGAAACAACGGCGATAGTCCCAGAGAAAAAGAAAATAACCTACAAACGGGCTAATTATTATCCAGAAGAAATGAAGGCGTTTGTGCTATTGGAACGAAAGCAATGGAATAAAAACTGGGAAGAAATAGCCATTGATGTTAATGCTAACAAGCGATTAAAGAAATACAGAATAAAAATTGATGATAAAACCGCTAAAAGAATATACAACTATGTTATTAAGAATAGGTTAGATTTGGTTAATCGGGCTGATATGGCAATAGATAATGGAGATATTAGAGAGATTATGTCTATTCAGGCAGAAGCAATGCAGAAAGATGCTATGGACGAGATACAGCGGAATAACACAATGTTGCTTAAAATAGACGATAAGTTAGACGAAATGATAGAAGACGCTCCGTTTAAGGATTTAATTTCCGCCAAGAAAGAAGTATTTAATGAACGACAGATATTGGAAGATAAGCCAACTATAAAGATTGATTTGATAACTAGTTTAGGTGGGACAGATGGCGTTAATAAACTATTAAAGGACATACAAGATGAACCAAGCGAAGACGACACAATTGAATGTGAAGTTATTGAACCCAAACCTGAAAAAGATGAACCCAGAGAAGAAGACGGAAGCGTTGGAACAACTGCTGACACTACGGAATAATAACCTTTATCGGTTTTATAAGCCGTGTGGTAAGTCGGCAGAGTTTGTCCAACGAGTTGGAACTGAATTAGAAAAAAATGTTTGGTTATTTTTAGGCGGTAACGGCAGTTCCAAAACGGCGACAGGGGCGAATATAATTGCTAATATTTGTTTTCCAGAAAAGAATAAGTATTTTCAATTCCCATTTTTTCAAAAATATAACTTTATTAAGAATATCCGTATTGCTTCTGACCCATCAACGATTGGTTCAGTAATAGTTCCAGAGTTAGAGAAGTGGTTTCCAAAAGGACGATTTGAGATGTTTAAGAGGGGTAAGCAGTATGTTAGTGAGATTAAGACAGATACTGGTTTCACAATCCACTTAATGACTTATGAGCAGGACAAGAAAGAGTTTGAGAGTGCTAATATTGGTTTTACTTGGCTTGATGAACCGCCACCAGAAAAGATTTGGGGTGGTATTACTTCTCGTTTAAGATTAGGCGGTAAGATTTTAGTGACAATGACACCATTAGCCGAAGGGGCATATCTGTATGACCAGTATGTATTATTTCCAGAACCAGATAAGGACGGGATAATGCGTTCAGGTTATGAGTTTATTAGTATTTGGGATAATACCAAAGATGTTGGTGTTCGTGGCTTTTTAGATAAAGAACAAGTTGAATTAACCATTGCTAATTATCCAGCAGACCAAATAGAAGCGAGGGTATTTGGTAAGTTTCAACATTTATCAGGTTTGATTTATCCAGAGTTTATGTCAAACCGCAAGATTTATGATATTGATTATGACCAGTTTGGACCAAATGGAATACCAGATAGTTGGACACGAGTAGAGGCAATTGATTATCACAAGGTAAATGAGCAAGCAGTTACTTTTATGGCAATAGACCCAGATGGTGTTTGCTATACATATGATGAGATATATGCGAAGTTCAATTCTTATAAGGAGTTCTGTGATGCGATACTTCAAAAGCGGAAAGGAATTCAGCCAAGAATTACGATTATTGAACCAATGGCTAATGAGCCAAGCCAATTAGATGGTGGCAAGATACCAAGAAACGAGATTGTTCGGGTAAGTGATAATAAGATAGTTCCAATAGTTGGTAGTAAGAAACGAGACGCTGGTATTATGTTGTTCCACGAGAAGATGAAGTTAGATACACAGGGACACTCTGGTTGGTATGTTGTATCAAGTCGTTGTCCAAGAACAATGAAAGAATTGCTACATTATCGTGTAGAAAATAATCAAATTATAAAAGAATATGACCATATGATGGAAAATCATCACCGCATCTTTTTAAGCGGAATTGGTTATCGTGAAAAAGAGGAGCATCATTATTTTAAGAAACAACGCCCAAAGGGCAAGTATTATTAAAATGGAAAAAATAGATTATAAAAAATTAAGGAAATTAGATAAGAAGTTTGTTCCAAATAAATGGCATATTTGGCACGATATTAGTTTTTATAACCCAATGAAAAGAGAGAGAATATTTCAGTTTCAATTTGGTATTTATAAATTATTAAGAGGAACGTTAGAGGGAGAAGAGATATTTAATGTTCCACATAAAGGATTTTTTTACGAATTAACATCTAAAGTAATATAAATTATGGCTAATAATAACCCAACAATAGAAATTGACAATGTGGAAGAAGAAGATAAATCGCAAACATTAGAAAATCCACAAAGTCAAGACCGAAAAGATATTGCTAGCCGAGTTTGGGAAAACTATACTGATAGGCAAATGAATAGAGATAGGGTGCTGGATTATTTTCGTTTTGATGACCAAGACAATGCTAGGAATTGTGTTGATTATTGGAACGATAGCGAGAAGCGTGCTAATTCATTTTCTCTTAAACCTGATTATAAAGAGGATTATCAACAAAATGTATTTAATGGCATTACCAATGCTAAGTTAATGGTTTATGTTGCTCAAAATATCAATCAAGAAAGCCGACTTCAATTCAAACCATTAGTTGGAAGTAATAAAGTATTTCATTGGTTCTCCAAGTTTTTTGGGGAAATCTACAATTATATTTTTGGAATAATAATCAACGAGAAAATGGAGAAGTTGAAACGGGCTTTGTCTTGTTTAACTTTTGGAACGATTATTGTTCGCACTGATTATAATAAGAAACGAGATAAGTTTAGCCGACCAATCGTTGATTTAAGAAACTATTATTTTGAAAATGTTTATAATAATACTATTCAACAACCAGCAACTGAACGATTGGTTTTAGAGTGGAGAGAGTTTGTTAAACGATTTGATGGTTGGGAAGATACAGATATAGTTCCAAAGTATGATGATGTTTTTAGTTTAAGTGGTGAAAATCAATTTAATATATCCGAACACTTATTAGGCGATAAGGTGGAAATACTAATTGATTATGACCCAGACAATAAGTTATATCATATTACTGCTAATGGCATTCTAATTACTCCAACACACTCCCCATTTCCAAAGCGGTGGTTAGATGAAGACGGAAATGCGATTATGCCTTTTGCTATGTCAAAGTTTGAGTTATTTGCTACTAACTTTGTTTATGGGCGTAGTTTGCCAGATAAATTACAGAATATGCAGGACATTGATAATAAGTTATGGAATATGACGCTTGACCAGCTAGCATTGACTATTAACGCTCCGTTATTAGTTGGTATGGGTAATGATGATATTGTAGCTGGTAATTATCTTACACCAGGTTCTGTTTGGCAATTAGACCAACCAGAGAAAGCTAAGTGGTTACAAGGTGGTGAGCCAGGTATGGCTGTATTCAGGGCAATAGAAAAGATTGAAGGCAGTTTAGATAGAATGAGTAATATAGACCCAAATCAACAAGGTATAGCAGTAGGACAACGAACTGCTACTGAAAGTAAGATAGCTGCCAGAAGTGCTGATGTAATTTCAGGTTTGTTTAATTTTATGATGGACGATTTAGAACAGCAGTTAGCAGAAATATCAATTCCACAGATTAAGCAAGCGTTGGGTAGTAAGACATTAAAGGAGTTTGTAACAGAAAATGTTAAGTTGATTGACCCACAATTTAAGGGTGAGTTAGGAACAAGGGTATTAAGAGTTGAAAACCAAGTTGAACAACAACCATTTGGTCGTTCCGAGCAGTTAGCACAAGAAAGTGGATTGGTTGATAAGAAAGCCGAGATATTTACAATAGCAAAGAATTGGCTTGATAAGTTTAAAATGCGTATAGAGATATTACCAGATATAAATAGTCAAGAAGAGAAACGAGTTAAGAAGACCCAGTTTGCTACTTTGATACTTGGTTCGGTTCAAGATGAACGAAGAGAGAAAGCAATTGGAGTTATGGCAGAAGAAGCAGGACTTGACCCAACAGAGTGGGTAAAGGAAATGAGTGATGAACAGAAAACAATGGCTGGTATGTCACCAGAGATGCAGAACGCTATGCAACAGCAAAGTCCAGGCAATACAATACCAACGCTTAAATCAATGGTGAACCAGCAAGCCGCTGCCGCTAACTAACAATTAACTAAAATAATATGAGGGTATTAAAAGTAAAACTTTGGAATGCCAAAGATAAATTGATGAGTAAGCCTATTGATGTATTAAAATCTGATATGAAGAGCGTAATCTTTGATGAGGCTCGCCAATTTACTGGCTTATTGGATAAGTTAGGCAAAGAGATATATGAAGGAGATATTTGTAAATTTAATCAAGTTATTGGATTTATCAAATATCATAATGGTAGATTTGAATTTAGAGAGTTAAGGGAGATGACTGGAGAAGGAATTAGTGGAGAAAATACAACAAAAAACTTCAAAGTAATCGGCAACATCTACGAAAATAAAGATTTAATTAAAAATATATGATTAGAGGGCATTTAATAAAATTGTTAATAATGTTAATTGGTAAGGATTTGTTTGACTACCACGATGTCGGATTTGATAAGTATTATGAAACTTGGGACAAGGTAGCAAGCGATACTGATTTACTTGATAACAAAAAGAGAGAACTTGGAAAACTTTATATTGATACTGCTTCGGAACTTGACCCAGTAAAGAAACTGATTAACTGGGGCAGGATATTCCAGATTAAGAGAGATATTCATATGCTGGAACATTCAGAGGATAACCTAAAACTATTAAAGGATAAGAAACAAGTTAAGCAGATTAGAAGTGTTTATGAAAAAGTCAATGACATACTTAATTCATTTAAGAGGGAATAATTATTAACCCCCGAAATCGGGGAGAAAGAGGAGCAAATTATGGCAATCTTTATTAAGAATAATGCCAAACCAAATATTCTTCACGTTGGCAGTAAAGGATATGATAGGGCATTAGAAGTTCCAACCGACCTAAAAGGGCGACCAATGGAACTAACGCAAAGAGCAGAAGAAAAAATAGCACTTATTAAAAAGTTGAGTGCTGACAAAAAACTTGGCGATAAACTTGAAATCCCAGTTGATGTTCATCCATTTGCTTTTGGAATGCGTAAGTCAATTAAGAACGAACAGGGTATTCAAACTATAGATGAAAGTAATGTTCGTAAGTATTCAGGAATTAAGATGGGCGAGATTGTTGAGTTCAAGGTAGTAGAAGACGGAATTGAGATTATGAAGTTGTATGGCTTTTGCGATGAAGTAGCAGAACTTGATGTTGAGATTTTGGATAAAGAAGATAAAGGAACTGGCAAGTTCAAAAAAGAGTGGAAGATTATTAAGAAGAACCGAGAAGGAACACCATACCACGAACTTAAAACGCCAGAAGAAACCGAAGAACTAATTAAACAAGCAGAGGCATTACATCGTGAGCAGATGAAATTGAAAGGAGTAATTGTATGAAGTCAATAAATACAACAAAAAACGTAAATGAGATGAAGGATAAAGCAAAGAAGATATATCACAATGAAATCCAAGATGAATTAACACGAATAGCAAAACGAGTAATAGATGAGATTTTCGTAGAAGAAGAACTTAACGCCCACGAAGCAATGGCAGTTGTTGGATATATTAAGAATATAGTTGAAGACAAGTGGAAGCAATATGAGATAAGAGAAATGCGTGGTATTTTAATTGCTGATTTAGTTAAAGACCAAAAAGATGAATAATCGTAGTAGTTTCCCAGATGCTATTTCACCCGCCCTTAAACGCAAGAAGAAGTGTAAGCGTAAAAAGAAGAAGAAATAATAATTAACTTACTTATATGGCAAAAAAAATTAAAGTTTATACGGGTGATGATTTAATGAACCTACAAAGCGACCAATACATACCGCTAGATGTTGGGGCGACTTATCTTTGCTGGGCAAAAAAGGGAGAAGGTATGGATATTAACGACCGCAGTCGGGTAGCCAAAGCAATTAAATTATCCGACCTCATAGATTTAATAATTAAATAAATATAATTATGGCGAAGAAGAAAAAAGTTAAAGAGGAAAAACCTATAAAGGGTTTTGAAGTAAAACCACCAAAGCCTGAAAAGAAACGGGCAAAGAAACAAAAATTAAAAAAGTATGACCCGTGTGAATTAGCGGACAAGAAAAGTGGTGATGTCGTTTTATTAAATGGCTTGGATATTGACAATGTCTATATCGCTTTTCCAAAAGAAGGACAAGGTATGTCTGCTGTTAATCTAAAGCAGATGGATTACGCTTTGAAATTATCTGATTTATTAGATTCTATTTAAGAATAATAATACCCCCATTTGGGGAGTTAAGAGGAGCAAATATATGGTTGAAGAACCAAAAGAAACTACTCCACCAGCACCCGATAAGGTGGAAGATGATAAAACACCTGATAAACCTCAATCTAATGAGGATATTCAGAAGCTCGCACAATCAGTGGAAAAAGTTATTGAGGTAGTAAAGCAACAGAGTGAAAACTTCAAGAAGCAGTTTGACGGAATTGCGTTCAAAATTCGCCAATTAGACGACAATAAGCCTACAACTCCAACATCAGAACCAACTGATGACTTCAATTATGACGAAACAGACGAAGTCAAAAAGTTGCGTGATGATGTTAAAAGGTTGGAGGAACAGCCTAAAAAGGCATCGTTAGGTTATGAGCAAGAGGCAAAACAACGGGTAATTGCCGAGGCTAATAAACGAGGAATTGATTTGTCAGACGAATTTGCTTGGAACGAGTTTGTTGGTGGTAATATGGCAGATAATGACCCAAACAAACGACCGTTGCTTACTTATCGCACAAACCCGCAAACCAGACTTTATACAAGTTCTGAAGCGGCTTATGGCGATATAATTGAACACCTTAATAAAAGACATCCGCTGAAAAGCGATGATAACCCCGATAAAACTATGGATAATGTAGCTGATACAACTCCATCTTCGGATACTACTGTTAATGAGAATAGGACATCAAAACGCTTTAATCTTACAGACGAAGAAAAAGCGGTAGCAAAAGCAATGGGTAAAACCGAAGAAGAGTATGTTAAGTTAAAACAAGGAGAAGTTTCAGAGTTCAATGTTACGGGAGAAGAACGATAGAGGGAACTTTAATTCCTAAGTGAAACAACAATGGCAAGTCCAATAAGAATGGGACTGGATTATGTATATAGTTTAGGTCCAGATACGATTTTTGAAGGGGTAATGCAAAATACTAAAACTGTTAGATTAGGACAAGCTGTTCATATCACCGAAGGTGGTTTTGAGCAGATAGATGCCACAACCGAGCGTGTGCTTGGTCCTTGTGTTGGTATTGTTCAGAATGGTATTCCTTTGGATGACCCTGCTTCAAGTGCAGATTTTTCTGGCACTTGGACAGGAACTCAAAAGAAATTTGAATCTTCTGATGACAATACTACTGTTGATTTAGTCAAAATTCAGGTCAGAATTGACCCAACCGCTGTCTATTCTATGAAGTTATTAGGAACTATTGGCACTACTCGTTCATCTGACGAGATTGGTGACCAAATGAGTTTATCAACTACTACTTCTGACAGAGTTGACGAAACAACAGCCACAACCAATCCAATGACAGTGATGGGTTTAGGTTTAGACCCTAATGACTCAACACGGCTTTTGGGTATGTTTATGGAAACAGAAATACCGAGAGCAAGCCAAACGGCTGACGCTTAATAAACTATTGTTTAATTCACTCCTTAACAATCTAAAAATATGGCAGATAATAGAGCGATATGGGCGGATGCGATAAAACCAGGAATCCACACTTTTGCGGTTGATGCTTTCAACCGACACCCACTAGAAATTGCTAATGTATTTAAGATTTTTTCAACAGTTCAGGCATACGAAGATTTCAAGGACTCTTGGTCATTCGGTCGGATGGTTAAAACCGCTGAAGGTGCACCGTCTTATCAACAGGATTACCAAGAAGGTTACAAAACTCGCTTAATTCCAGAAGGTTATAGTTTGGAACACGTGCTAACTCATCGCTTAAAGGCTGATGACTTGTATGGTGTATTCAATAATGTTGGTGGAGAAATGGGTAAGTCAGCTGTAGAAACAGCTAACTATGAAGGATTTAGTGTTTTACGAAATGCTTTTTCTACTTCATTTTTGTCATACGGGGACAGAGTCCCATTATGTTCAACAGCTCATACACGACCTGATGGTTTTGCGACCAACCAAAGTAATGCCTCTTCAACTGGTATTACTTTAACCGAAGCGAACCTTGAAACAGCAGATTTAGCATTGCGTGAGGTTTTTGATGGACGAGGAAATATCCTCAACCTAATGCCTTATAAAGCAATGTTAATTGTGCCACCTGCGTTGAAGAAAGAAGCATTGATTATTACTCAATCTACTTTACGAAGTGGAACTGGTAATCATGACAAAAATGTTTACCTTGGCAACTTTGATGTATATGTTAACCAATATATTTCATCAAAATCTGGTGGTTCTGATACAGCGTGGTTCTTACTAATTAAAGAAATTGGTGGTTTGGTTTTCTTGTGGAGAGAAAAACCAGCAACTGATTCTTGGTTAGACAATCGCACCCGAAACTTACATATGAGCATTTGGTCAACATTTGATTTTGGCTGGATTAGCTGGTATGGATTTTGGGGAAGTCAAGGCGATGGTGCTGATTACTCAAGCTAATTAACTAACCAAAAATTATGAAAGAAATGATTAAGATTATACTGACAGTAGCTGTAGCGTTAGTTATTATTGCTGGTTCAGCAAGTGCGTTGGAGTATTATAAGGGAACACCAGACGAGATTAACCAGTTAAAGTTTGATAGTCAAACCATTGATGATAAATTAAGCGAACTTGGTTTTAGTTATACGCCCGCTGGAAGTGATGATACTTTTGGTGGAGTTACTAACTATGATTCGCTTACTTTAGATAGTAACTTAATAGTTGGTGGCACTATAACTATTACTGGTGCTTTAACTGTTACTGGAACTTCATCTTTAGCTGATAACTCAATTAACTATAACGAGATTGATAGTGACGCTGGAAAGATTGGTTGGATTACTTGTGATGAATTAGCTACCGAAACAACTAATACCAATCCGTGTAGTTATACCCATTCTGGAGATGATATTTTTGTAGTAGCAATGGGAGCAATTGTTACTTCTGGTTCAGCAAGTGATGTTGCTTTACTTGATGTTGGTCAAGGCTCAACTGCAACTGATACATATAGTTCAGCAAACTCAAATATTTTTGCTGACTTAGATGTTAGTTGTGCTGGTGGTGCTGCCTGTAACTGGGCTCCGGTTGATACGACAAACAACAATGCTACAAGTTCAGCTTCGGCATTTCAAGCATTTGTGTTACCAGCTGAAAGTTCTATTGTAGCAACACAGTATGACCCAACAGCTGGAGATATGGGCGATATAGAAGAAGCAGTAGTTACTTTCTACTACAGATACTTCCAACTTCCCTAAATACTGTTAGTATTTACTCGTTCTTCCCCAGCCACTTGGTTGGGGAAGAGAGCTATAATTATTAACAAAAGAGGGTATGCCAAAAAAATTAACAGAGGAGAAAATTAAAGAGCAAAAAGAAAAAGAAGTGATGAATAAACTTCTTGATAATTTAATGGGAGTTAAGTTGGCAATACTTATCCCTGATAATTTCCCAATGGAGTATAAACAATTTAGACGTTCTTTATGTAAGATAATTAAAACGATTTCTCGTTTTTCTTATGCGGTTATGTGGCGTGAGTATTATAGAAATGGTGAGCAAGAACCATCATTAGATAAAAGATTTGTTTTTAAGATTATTGAGAGCAACCATTTTCGTTTAGATTTGCGTAGAGACGCTATGATAATGAGTGCTATGAAATGGGGAGCAACGCATATGCTTTGTTTAGATACTGACCAAAACTTTACTGAAGATGTGTTTTTCCGATTATTTAGGCACAATAAACCATTGGTTGCTGGGCTATATTTCCACAAAATACCGCCATACTTGCCACACCTTTATACCAGAGATAAGAACTTTGCTAAGAAACAAAGTTATAATATACCGACTGGTTATCCGTCATTAGACCCAACAAAACCGCTTATAGATAAAGCAATTCTGTATTACAAAAAAGATGGCAAGACTAAAGAAAAAGAAGTGGAGATACACGCTACTGGTGCTGGTTGCTTATTGATTAGAAGAGAGGTAATTGAAGCATTAAAGAAACCACCATACTTTAAGTTTAAGGAACACTATGATGATAAAGGCGAGAAAAGAAAAGACACTTACGAAACAGAAGACTTATACTTCTTTGATAGAATTAAAGACGAAACTAATTATAAGTTATGGATAGATACTTCTTGTAAGTGCGGACATTTAGCACCGAACAAAGAAATAACCGAGCAAACATTTCTGGCTTATGGTCAGATAAATCCGTTAATTAAATCACTAACATAAAGAGGGCTTATGACTAATGAATTAAAAAAAGAGGAGAAACCTAAAAAGAAAAATCTAGCAGAGGGCAAATTGATTTGCTTAAATGTTGGTTGTGGTATGAACCCGATACCACATAACGATAAAGAGTTTTGGGTTAATATTGATAAGATAAACGAACTTGGCGATTACTTTAAGACAGATAAGCGATACAAAGATAAGAAGATTACTTTTATGGGAGTTAATTTAGATACTCCGCAACACGTTTTAGCCAGTGCGATATTCAAAAGTTTTATACCAGCTTACGGGAAGTTTGACAGGATTTTAATGCGACACATTTTTGAACACTTGCGTGACCCGTTAAAGGTAATGAATGATGTTTGGCTTGTTTGTAAGAAAGGAGCATTGATAGAGATTACCTGCCCATATCAAGGCGGAATTGATGCGTGGGGTGATTTAGACCACAGAAGAGAGGTAAATGAGTTAATGTTGTTGAGTTTAACTGATGAGTTTGTAGAAGATAATATAAAGCAGAAGACAAGTTTTACTCCGAACTTTATTAGTAATAAGTATAGTTTCCACTTCGGTATTCATACACCACCAACAGCAACTAAAATAATAAGAGGTAACGTAGGGGAGATTTCAATAATTCTTAAATGTCAATAAAATTATGAAAACAGGAACAATTGTTCTAATAATGTGTGCGGTAATCGTTGTTGGTTTCGTCATATTTCTTAGAGCAAAACAAACTAATTCAAACCCTGGGTGGATAGAAGAAAATGGAGTTATGACTTACAAGCCAGATGGCGTTAAGATTGCTGATGGCGATTTTGGTGGTATGTGGATTGAGGGTGATTGTGTTCATATTCTAAACGCTAAAACAGCTACTGCTTCTTCAACTTGGTATAATATCAGTGATGCTGACCGAGTAAGTATTTATGCCAAGAGAGATAGAAATGATGATGGGGCTGGTAGTAGTTTATTTATTGTTGAAACATCACCAAACGCTTCTGATTATGACCAATATGAGAGATTGATTGTTAATGCTGTAAATACAAGTGCGGTTGAACGAGTTGCCAGTATTACCTTAACAGCAACAGGAACTCAAATGGCTTCTTTTTCAGAAGAAGATGTGCCTAATCATATTAGGGTTACGGTGGAAGAAACGACTGACGGCAGACACAATGCGTGGGTATGTGCCCAAAAGAGTAACTAATAAATAAGCAATGCTTGTAATACCAGGGGAAGCGTGTTCGCTTTCTTATGAAGCCTACGATAGAGCAGAAGACGTTTTTCCAAAAGCGTATCTTTATGATACAACTGGAACGCAGATTACGACTAAAAATCTAGTTCATAAAGCAAATGGCTTTTATAGTGTTAGTTATACACCAGATGGCGAAGACCCATATATTCGTGTAGATATTATTGTTTATAATGAAAGTGCTAGAACAACCGTAGCAGAAGTTCATCCAAGAAAAACAGACGAACTTACTGTTAAACATTTATACGGACAAGCCCCAGCAGGTGGTAGTGGCGTATTAGGGGCAATGCCACAAGATATTGACAAATTAGAAAAGCGGATTAAGAAATGGTTAAAGCCAATATTAGAAGAAATAGAAGCCAAGATAGATAAAAAATCAGAGTTTAAGGTTGAAACAGATGTAGTTAAGATACCTAAAATAGAGATACCAAAAGTTAGTTTTAAATATGAAAAAGAAGCAATACTTAAAGCAGTTGGTGAGATTAAGATTATAGATAACAGCGATAAATTGAAGCAGATAATGGTTGAGGTTAAGAAACGACCAATAGATATTACTATTCCAGAAACAGATTTAACACCATTAACTGATTACCTTAAAAGTATAATGACAGAGGTTAAGTTAAGACCGATTAAGATACCAATGCCAGATATTGGACAATCCGACTTATTAAAAATAGCAATAGCGATTAAGGATTTACCACTTCCAAAAGATAGAACCAAAGAAGTATTGGGTGAGGTTCGGGCTATGATTAAGGCAATACCAAAGCCAGAGAAACCACAAGAAGTTAATCTACAACCAATTATAAGCCAGTTAGGGCAGTTAATGGATATTAAGAAAATGATTATGGAGTTGCCTAAACCAAAGGATAATGAGGATACCATTGCTATTGTAGAGGCACTACATAAGGTTATTGTTAAGTATTTTGTTGAAATGTTTGAAGCATTAAAACAGGTTGCCCCACAATTAAAAGATGAACTTAATGTAAAAGAAAAGAACTTAGAACTTGGTCTTAATGATTTTATAAATAGATATAAATTAAATAATGTCAAACCAAACTAAAAATCTAAGGAACTGGGTTGTAATAGGAATTGCTGTATTATCTATTTTTTGGTTTGCGTTTGATTATAAAGAAAAAGAAGCGACAGCGGAACAGGTTATAACGATAGAAGACGAACAACTTGGTTATGGTTTTCCAACTGCTAATGTATTAAGGGTTCAGGATAATGAGTTTATATATTATGTAGATAAGTCAGACGGGACAAGATACGACTTTATTTTAGGTGATACGGCTTCTGAAACAGCACCGTTCTTGTTTGATGCCTCTACTTCAAGCACGCACATTGAAATACTAACAATAAATAATTTATACACACTTCCAACCGCAGACGGCAATGCTAGTGATGTGATTATAACAGACGGTTCAGGTGTTTTATCTTGGACAGCACAAAGCGGAGGCACTACTTCTGACCAATTCTGGTATGCGGTCGGCACTACTGGTATGTCCGCTTCCACGACCCTGCCGTTAGTTTATGCTTCCACAACCGAAACCGATTATGCTTCAATAACAAAAGACCTAACCGTATCAGACGACCTTTACATAGACGATGACGCTAACGCTGTGATAATCGGTTCTACTACTCCTGAATATACTAAAACATTTATCGCATATGGAAGTTCCACTGACCCGCTAATTCAAATGTGGTGGGATACTGACAAAATAGCATTTAGAGGAGGTAAGAGAGATAGCACTGATTGGGACGATGTAAATGTCGGTGAAGGTAGTTTTTCTTGGGGTTCGCAGACAACAGCTAGCGGTCTTTATTCAGTAGCATTGGGATATAATAATTGGGCAACTGGTAATTATTCAATAGCATTAGGGTATGGTGCTGCCTCAAGTGGTTATCAAGCTATATCTTTAGGAGATACTAATGATGCTAGTGGGTATCACTCCATAGCAATGTCAGCTCAAGCATTGGCGAGTGGGCAAGGTTCAATAGCAATTGGTGATTATAATACAGCAAGTGCTACTAATTCTTTGGCAATTGGATATGGTAATACCGCTGTTGGCACTTATTCTTTTTCTGCTGGTTATAAATCTCAATCAGGTGATGCTTCTGGTGATACTGGAGCAATATCTGTTGGTTACTACGCTGATGCTCTAAACGAAACTTCAATGGCTATTGGCACATATATTTCAACTACCGCAGACGGGGCTATGACATTTGGTTCTGGTGCTGACCAAGACAACCCTCTAATAAATAGTAATGCTAGTAGTTTAGCAGTAGGATTTAGTTCAACAACTGCTACAATGATAGTCCAAGACGGCAATACCTCAACGACTGGTGATTTTCAAGCTGATGATTACTTATTCGTAGATAGCACGAACGAAGCGGTGGTGATAGCAAGTTCTACTCCTCTATATACAAAAACTTTAATAGCCTATGGGAGTTCTACCAATGAAGATATTCAAATGTTTTGGGACGGAAATAAAGGAGCTTTTAGAGGCGGATTAAGATATTCTACTTTCTGGGACGATGCTAGTGTTGGTGAATATAGTTTCGCTTTTGGTTCTAAAGCAAGAGCCAGTGGAGATGGTTCAATCGCTATTGGTGGTTCAACTGCTTCCCAGTGGTTTGATACGACTGCGTCTGGTAAAGAGTCAGTTGCTATTGGTGGAAGAGCAACTGCTTCTGGTGTATCTAGTATAGCAATGGGTTACGAGGCAAATGC